CCACGGCCTTTTACTGTACCGGCGGTCTGAATGGCCTGTCCGAACAGCAGCACCTTCTCGGTGATGGTAGTCTTACCGGCATCCGGGTGAGAAATAATTGCAAAGGTTCTTCTTTTCGCTACCTCTGCGGCCAAAAGGCTTGTCATAATTGTTGTCTCTTTAATTATGTACAATCATATGTACAAAGAAAAATTCATGCCGCTGATTGTACATTTTGGAGGTATCAGAGCATAGCAGAACATGATCAGTAGGTGTATTTGTAGCCAAAGAACATTTGTACATGCAGCAATCTTTGTTCTATTGACACTGCTTATTTATACAGTTAAAAATAACACTGTATACAAACACAGTGTAGAGGGATTTTTATGCTTATTGAGATCTGCATAGCTAAAGAGAAAATGACTAAAATGCCAAACGGTGCTGTGGATGCGTTAAAGGAAGAATTAACTCGACGCATCAGTAAACGTTATGACGATGTAGAGGTGATCGTAAAAGCCACCAGCAACGATGGCCTTTCTGTTACGCGCACCGCCGATAAAGATTCAGCTAAAACTTTTGTTCAGGAAACTCTGAAAGATACCTGGGAGTCTGCTGACGAGTGGTTTGTTCATTAATGAGCACGTAAAATCTGTAACGGCTGGAAATCATTCAATACTCGCACTATCGGAAGTTCAACAGTCAACCGCGGTACGTTCTTGCATACGAGGAGCCGCGGTTTCCTTAATAATTTTTAGCAGTACTGTGCGAATGGTGAGCGCCCTAAATCCATGCATGACGCGTAGTGCCTGTTGTGCATCTTTCTGCGTCTCTTTTTACTGGACCAAAGCCAATGATGCTGGCGATACCATTCCCGCCAGGCTCACAGAACAAATATCCCTTATCATCGATGCATAAGCGGCACTAATCAGAAAAACCTAGGATGTATTGTTCTTGCCGGCACCTCCGAGAGAAACGCTTACTGCACAATATATGAAAATAGCTCATCAACGTGCCGAGAATTAGCTATGTCTTGCGAGAAAGGAAAAGTCAATGAGGCGTACAGCCGCACGAATACTTCTTAGATTTTACTATTAATCCGATACTTTTGTATCTTAACGAATACTTGACAATATTATCTCCATCTTGGTAGATAAACGTCAGAAGGGTTTTGACAGGTAGATTTCTGTGCGGCAGAACAATAAACTCTTCCCTATCATTAGTGAAATATACAACATAACCGTCTAAATAATGGAGGGCTCATGAATTTTACGTTTACTGATTCTGGATACACTGAAACAAATAAAAACAAGCCCCCTGTAATATTCGTTCATGGATTTTTCATGAATAATGAAATGTTTAAATATCAGCTTGACGAACTAAAAGAAAAACACAGAGTTGTTTGTATTAATGTTCGGGGGTTTGATAAAAATAGTGAAAAAACAGAAGCATTCTCGCTCTATGATATCGTCGATGATATTTTAATGGTTGCAGACTTACTACAACTAGATAAGTTTGTTTTAGGGGGGATGTCAATGGGCGGATATATATCTTTACGATTTGCTCTTTCACATTCGGAACGTTTATCAGGGTTAATCCTTATGGCAACTCAGGCAGAGCAGGATCCGCCAGAAATCGCTTCCAGTTACATGGAGTTATGTGATGGATGGCAAGACCCAATCATAAAGGAAAATATAATTTCCTCATTATTACCCGTTTTTTTCGGAAATAATATTTCTGAAGCAGAGACATGGAGACAAGTATGGCTAGGCCATAAGCCTGAAAACATCAGAAATGCCATGAATGCAATGCTGGAGCGCGACGACATTTCAGAAAGAATCCAGATAATCACAACCCCCACCCTGATTATTCATGGTGCCAGAGATACGGGGATACCTTTGGAGAAAGCAATTCAAATGCACAAAATGATTGCACATTCTAAGCTTGAAGTCATTCCCGACGCTAATCATGCTCTAAATATTACTCACGCAAAGGAAGTCAATATAACGATAAAAAACTGGCTGCAAAACACTCTTATATAAAGTTAATTATAACACATATAAAATTCTTAATTATCTTACGCCCGCAAAACCGTAGCGGGCGTATGTTGTCACTCTGGTAGAGTCTCAAAAAAACATAATAACAAACTGTATTTAAACCAAAAAACAAGATTTTTAGATGATTGTTTGCACCGTTTGCCTGCGCCGCCTTCGCTTTTAACCTATTGATTATATTGAAATCTTTTTGGTTTTGCAGAGGAAATTTTTTGCCTGATTGTAACTTATTAATTTTTTCTGGGATAATTGACGCACAATTCTGGGCGAGAAGCGTGCAACCCAAAAGCCCAGAATTGACTGCTAATTACTAATCGTCATCTCTCTGATTGAGCGTAAATCCTCCAGGTTATTAAGCTCTTGCTTCATCCCCCGCTGTCCCGCTGGCGACGATAAATATCCTCATTGCGATCGACCTGCACTATTGTCCTCAACCTCTGTATCCTTCTCCTCAACACCGGAGACATTCAGCACCTCTCTCATCACGCGATAGTGTCGGGATACAGGATTGTCCTCAGATATTTTTCTGTTATACAGGGAGGCCGTGAACGTCAGATTCCCCTCACCGAAAGCATCTTCACTATCGGGCAGATTCATAAAGCATTGTTTAACCGTAGTCCAGCTGGACTGGTCAGCGTTTAGTTCCGTCTCTTCTGTTATTGCCCCGCTGCCACTTTCACAGCCTGTATTCCACGCCAAGTAGTTGTTTGGCGTGGCCGAACTCCTGTATGTGACAGCTGTTTTAATGCCAATCAACTCTCCACCTCTATTATCAATATCAGCAAACGTTGCCACTGCCGCATCCGTGGACGCCCCCAGCAGCAGGTAACCAGCATCACTACTCGGTGTGTTCAGTCCTGTAACAATATCTTCCCCCAGTGAGTTTTCTGCACGACCTCCCTCAAACTGAGTAACCTCACTGTATCTCACCTCAATACTACCCAGTGGAGAGGCTTCTGCGATGTTTTCGTCGTTATATGCCACCGTTGCGCAGTACATATCTCCCAGCATCAGCGTACCTGTAACGCCTGAGGAAAAAATATAACCACTGGTTACCCCAATGGTGACTGATACGCTGTCTGTTCTTGCGGGGGAGAACGTGCCTGTTTGCGACAAGGCTCCACTGCAATACAAGTCCGCTGTGCATTTAACGCCATCCCAAGTAACAAAAATTTCGTAGTAATAACTGGCGGCTTCTGCCGGATAAGGCGTCAAAAACGTACACCCTCCCACCGAAATGACGGAAAGACCTGAAGAATATTTTGTTCCCTCACCCAGAGTAAGACGAAATCCCATTTGCACGGCAGACTCACTTATGTCAGGAAGCGGAACTTTAAATGCAATACGTCCTCCTGTTGCACTTAAAACCAACCCCGACCTGTCGATACCATAAACGGTCTGCGTGCTACGCTGGACTGAAGAAGGTGTGGTGCCTATAGTTGTTTCAGTGATGAGTGTGACACCGTACTCTTTCAGCAACGACATGATTGTTGATGCTGAGTAAGAACTGGCAAGCTCACGGTTTGCCGGGATCTGACAGAAACCTTCCATATCGATGATATTCAAAATTTAACCCTCATTTCATAAAGTTAGTTTTCATTGCAAAGGGGTAACGAATGCAAAACTCAACCCCATACGGTTAACCACCAGGGGGCCGTTGGTTCTGGCCTGACGACCGTTCTGAAGTTGCGCCTTGTTAATCACCAGTGGTCCACTGCTCTGATGAGCGGACTGGATCTGTGCTTTGTTGACCACCAGGGGGGCATTGGTTCTGGTCTGACGGACGTGCTGAAATTGCACCTTGTTTATCACCAGTGGTCCACTGCTCTGATGAGCAGACTGGAGTTGTGCACCATTAATTACCAGCGGAACCACTGAATCTGTTGAATACGAACCTGATGACGTTGCAGCAATCAATGCCCGAACAAATTCAGCATTTACAATTTCACAACCGGACGCATCCTGCGAAGGGGTGGGGGTGGTTGGCATGCCAGTGAACGCAGGGCTGTCCAGCGGCGCTTTTCCCTTAACCTCATCCATGACGGCTTTGACTGCCTTTGGCGTGGCAGCCAGCTCCTCGGTGTCGTTGTCCGTATCACTACACAGTTGCACCAGCCCTTTATCCATTGTGGTGGCATTTGTTGCATTCAGACCATCAATAATCTGTTGTGCCTCATCCCTGTACTGTTTTGCTTCCTGCGCATTGTTCTTTGATTCCTCGGCACTGGATGCAGCGTCATCTGCTACCTGTTGAGCCTGCTTTACTGCATCTGTAATACTCTGCTGCACCTGCCCAGCGTTCAACTCAACTTCTGAGGCCAGATGTTCAACGCGTTGTTTATCTTCGGCAACGGCTTCTGCATTCTGCTGTACGTTATCCGCCAGCATCTGGCAATCATCCTTAATCTTCTGCGCATCAGCTGCGTGTTGCCCGGACTGTCGTTCGCTTTCCGCTGCCGCTTCCGCGCTCTGCTGCGCCTGCGCCAACATTTCCTCGAAGCGTTTCACCACATCCGGTTTCAAGTCGCCCTCATCGAGAGCGGTCAGAAAATCATTCAGTGTACCGGGCCTGGAGTCGTCGTAAACCCAAATATCACCGACACAATATTCTCTTTCAATACACGAACGAAGATAAACATCATATATTCCGGNCTGAGCCTCAAATGCATATTCTCCTGCCGGCCCTGTCACCACTGTTGCCACCGTTCTCATGACCACTGCGGATGTATTCTGTCGGGCTTTCAGAATAATATGGTATCCGGACATGGGGAGTCCCGCACCATCCGTCAGCACACCCGAAATTAATACAGACATTTTTATTTCCTGATTCAGAAAACATTAACCAAAATAATTGACGCCTTTTTTCTTGCCACTGGCTTTCCCCTTTGCAGAAATATCCGTGGTCAGCGACAGATTCAGCGTAAATCCCTGCCCCGGTGCCAGTGAAAACTCCACCGACTCAGCCTGCCAGTTATGATCCTCGCGTACCCCAAAACCCTGCGTGATAAAACGCATCTCTGCACCCGCTTTCAACAATGCGGGCCTGCAGGGCAACGTTATCGTCATCTGGCGTCCGGCTTTCTGCACACGTTTAACCTTAGAGTCTGCGCAGTGTTTTGCTGTATCCTGATCCGGCTGAGTGAATGGATGTCGCTTGTCTGTGGACTCCACATCCACTTTAAATTCACGCGTTCGCCCGTCGCGAGAGTCAAAATATCTGACACCGACTTTCCCTTTTTTTGTTGTTCCGTTTCCGCCTCCGGATGCACCCTGCCGCTCCCCCTCCCGGTAATCCCAGTCTGACACCATGCCCGGCGTGATGGTCATTACAGGCGCATCCCTGCCGCCTGCGCTCTGTGATGCGCCATACTCCAGAAATAACCAGTAACCGTTCGTCGGTTTACTGGTGGCACCATACATCCCTGCAAGCCGGGACAGCAGGGACGCATCCGATTCAGATGACTGCATCACCCACGGGATACGAATTTTTGCCAGCGCCGGTGAGACCCGTGCCACCAGATTATTTTCAGTGGCGATCGTTTTCACCAGGTCACCCAGCGTAACATCGCTGAACGCACGGGTTTTCAGTGCGGTCACGTCTGCGCCATGTTTTGACGCATTCATGGGGGCTGCGGTGGCATAAATGGTGATTCGGCGGGGAGGACCACCACTTGCCACCTGACAGACGGTAAAACTGCCTTTATTCACCAGTTTTCCGTTGAATCCCAGTCCCAGCGTTAATACCGCGCCTTTTGGCGGCAGCGACATCGTCTCACTGAACAGGGTTATCATCAGTTCATCGGACCGCTTTGTGGCAGCACCATTATCGGTATAACGCAGTTCAGCCAGGCCGCGTTTGATGGCCTTCGTGATATCCTCCCCCTCTGCTGTCAGGCTGAAATCCGGCTGATACTCATTCAGTCCCATAACTGAAACATCTCCTTTTCCTCTGGTTCATACACCCAGTCCGGCAACACGATTTCCACGCCTGCCGGATATACCGGACCAAGGTCAGCCAGTCCGGGATTGGCCTCCAGCACCGCCGCCAGTGACTGGTTAAGTCCGGCGCTGCCATAGTGTCTCTGACAGATATCATCCAGCATATCGCCGTCAGTGGTCCGCCAGTTTTTCGCCATAGTATTTCAGCTCCAGTGTGAACGTTTTGTTCTTCGGCGCGCCGCCGGGAAGAAAGGACGTGGTGTTATCTGAATAGGCGGTTGCCACGAAATACCCCATCACATCACCTGTGCTTGAGACCAGAAGGTGGGGAGCCGGATTGTCATCCACCATCTGAACCAGTGTATCAAGGGCATCCATTCCCACACCGTCACGAAATCCTGCATGCACCATACCTTCAAGGGTTATTGCTCTGGCTCCCTTGCCGGTATACTGCAGCAGGTCGTTTTTTCCGATAAGCTGCTGTTCATCCCACCGCCATTCCATCGTGCGCTTCATGGCGTTATACGCTGCCGTATCAATACTGAATTCAAACTCACCAAACGACAGCATGACGCGGGAAGCCACCTCCGTTAATGAGCCCACTGCGTCCCATGCTTCGCGCTCAAGCCGGTTTACGCCCCAGCCCAGTAAATCCACCATCTTCACCCCCAGGATTCATAACCATCAGTCATACGGGAACGCTGGCCAAAATTAATATCCCCCAGATTTTTCGTCACCCTGTCTGCCAGTTGTCCGGCATCCTCGCCAGGTTTCTGGGTGATGTTGAATTCCGCCCGTATCTGATACGTGGGCTCTACTTCCACCTGGCTGATACTGCCGGGTGTATACTGGAGAGCTGAAAGGCGATCAGGATTTTCCTGTCCCTGACCTGCCGCAGGAAGTCCGTCAATGTAGGTGCGGGATTTCTCTTTTATCGCCTTAAAATCAGGTTCTTCCTTCGGTCCCAGCAAAGGGTCGAGAAATGTATCAAACTTTTTATCGTCATGATTCCAGGGGAAATAACCGCGGGTGTCTTTATAAGCCTGTACAACCTGTTTCGTCAGGTCCGGATTTTGCCTGAGCAGTTCATCAAACCATTCTCCCTGACCGTTTTTCTGCGCCACCGCTCTCGCCAGCTCCGGCGCCCCCATTTTTGCCAGATATTCCAGTACCTCTCGCCGGTCCTGACGCGGATCATCTGCCAGCCCCCACTCAATGGCTTTCTGCGTTATTCCGGCCAGAACTTTTCCAAATTTCCACATCCAGGCAGCCATGTCGATCAGCGCCGGCAGGGCATCATCACGAATAAATGCCCGGATTTTTTCCAGCCCACCATTCTTAAACCAGGCCGCAAGGTCATCCGTCACCTGTTGAATATGTGGGGCAAGTTCATTACCCAGCTGTCCGCTGATTTCATCAATGGAAGAACTCAGAACATTACGGAGATTTGACAGTGCCACATGTCCCTGAACTGCGCCATCAGCCCCTGCCTTTGTCACCAGGTTATAGCGTTTCTGCTCACTGATAAGCTCCCGGTAAGTTTTCCCTGACAGACGCATCCAGGTCAGAATTTTATTGGCCTCACCACCGAACAACGCATCTGCCATCCCGGCTGCCACCTGTTCATTCTCCACCTGCAGTAAGCGATCAAATAAAAATTCGACCTGCTCCTGGTTACTTTTCCCTGTCATCACCCCGGCTTTCAGTCCCAGTTTGCCAAAGACCTCCTGAATGGCCCCTTTATCCGTGGCACCATTATCATCGTCAAAAACCTTGTTCCGGTACTCCTCAAACAGATCACCGATGTTTTCACCGTTCAGCCCCATCAGTCGGGCCAGAGAATCCCATGCCGCATAGGTTTCATAATCCACCCCGTAACTGCGGGCTATCCCTGCCCGCTCTGCCGTTTCCGTATTCCGGTTAAGCACAGCGGTAGTGCCCGCTGCCAGCATCAACCCCGAACCAACAGAAAGCCCAAAACCGGTTTTAAGGACCGTCCCGGCCCGCCCTTTCCAACGTTCCAGACGTTCAGCACGAGCCAGCTTACGGTTAAATTTGTCCTGCTCTCCGGTGGCATCATGAATTTTTTTGCCCAGCTTTTCATACTGCTTTCGCAGTTCAGTAATATCCTGTCCAGCCAGTACGCCAGCCTGAATTTTTCGTTTCAGTACATCCTGCTGGCGTGTCAGGCGAGCCACTTCCTGCGTTGCCCCTGATAATCCGTGCTTCAGTCCATCTACCGATTTTTTCCACGACGGATCTATCGTGCCGCCGATCCGGATATTCGCTTTAAGCTTATCGCCGACCGTTGCCATAACGTCGCTTCCTCTCTTCAGCCTCTGCCAGCATCATCGCCACAAAATCCTCATAAGGCAGTGCCATGACCTCACCGGGCGACCATCCGAACCAAGCCCCGGCGCGTCGTATCGCCGTCAGGATGCTGTTTACTTCCGCCGGACCGGCGGCAGCAAAAAAACATTAAACTGCCGCTCCAGGGCCAGGTAATCGCACGCCTCCATATTCATCATGTCTGTCGCATCCATCCCGCACAGACCAGCAATCATATCCAGGTCAGCCTCTGCTTCCGGCTTGGTACTCCGGCGATGCAACAGCCGATCGCGAACGGTAGGCGCACGCATGGTGACGTGCGTGATTTTCTGGCCGGACGCAGTGACATACGGCACGGACAACACAATTTCCACGCTACTGGCGGGAACACTGTTTATTTCCGACATAACGTTCTCCACTAAAAAAGAAAAGGCGGCCTGAGCCGCCTGAATAACGGGATCCCGGTATTACACCCGGATAATTTTTTTAAGATCCGACAACACATTAACGCCATTGATACGACGCACAAATTCCTCCGGAATAACGCAGATGGTTTCCACACCGTCAACAGCCTGACGGTAATAACTCAGTGCCATTTCCACTGCCACAGAAGCATCTGCCTGTGATGTGGCCGGACGCGCGTCCGGCGTAATACTGGTGATCATCCCCTGCAGTGTTTCAACCTGACTACTGGTTGACTTCCCCACCTGATACGCCTGACGGACAACAATCTCCGGGGAATAAATCCCTGCCTGTAATCCCAGCAAAGTCAGCATGGCAACATCATAGCCATAAATCTTAAACGAACAGGTCAGCGCTTCCATGCCGTCATCCACCGCCACAGGCGCATCCATTGCGCCGGTTTTGATATCCACCGTCGTGATATTAATAGCGGGCGGTGTGTATTCATGCGCCCCCTGAAGGCGGATCCCGCCGGGAAGAAACAACGTCCATGCACGCAACAGTTTTTTTTCACCCGTGATCATACTGTCAGCTCCTCCAGTGCCAGTTTGTTGTTGATCATTGCCCGCAGCGTCAGGCGCTCCAGCGGCGACTTTGGTCCAAAATCGTAATCGATGTATAACTGCCCAGCTGCCAGCGTTTCTGCTGTGTTCAGTTCATCATTCAGCCATGCACTGCCGCCATGGATCGCGCCCAGATTTTTAAGCTGACGCATATAGGCATTAATACTGCCGAGAATGTCGTCTGCCACATCCCGATCAAGCGGACGATCGACATAAGGCAACATGGCCTCCTGGATGCTGTCCTCAATCACATCTGCAGTGCGGCGTACCGGCTCAAAACGCCACTGACTGTGGGATGTGCACAGACGGTTACCCCAGTGTTTAAAACCGTCATGGCGAATAATGGTGGAGATATTTTCCATGTTCAGCAGGTTTGCCGTGCAGTTCTGCTCCCCGAGAATAAACGTGTCCACTTGCTCCATGCCGGTGATGTTCATCACGTCCTGGTTTGATTTGGACCACCACCACCCTTTTTCGTAATCAATACGGGCACGCAGCCCGGCAGCACGAGCCGAATATGGACGAAATATCGTTTGCCCGCTGTCATCCGTCACTGACACGCGTGGACGCAGCAGCTCCACACGCCCACCAAATGACGCGCGCCGCTGGACCACATCCTGCGGCGTTGCCATTGAGGGCGAGTCAATATAGGCCACAGCCCGCAGCTTCGCGGCATACGTTTCCAGCGCCTTTGCCACGCCATCATCCTCACTGTACCCCGTAGCAATGAGGATGCGCGGTTGATAGCCTGTCACGCCCTTACTTTCTGTCAGCGCCTCCATGGCCTGAATCACCGCCGCACGCTGTTCGGCCTCTTTCACCTTTGTTTTACTTTCTGCGCGCACCACAATCACCAGCGCACCAGTCTGGTCAAAAATATCTCGCAGGGCCGGGTATAATGTTCCGGCTGTGCCCAGTTTCCCTGCCTGAGTAATGGCCCCTGCCACCACCACTGGTGTATTGACCGGGAACGCCTCATCTTCTCCGCCGGATAACGTCAGGCTGAACGGCAACACCACATTATTTTCAGCGCCCCCTGCATTCAGGGTACTGACTGCCGCCGTCACAGGTGAATCACCCAGTGCATTCACCACTTCAGTCACACGCTCCACCGTGGCGTTAACCTGGCTGTGCTCATCCGTCCCCAGTGTTATCGTCAGGGTCGTACCTTTCAGCGAGGCCACTGTCTGCGCGTTTTGTTCTGTGGCAGCCACAGCAACAACCGAAATCTTATTACCGGCCCGACCTTCCTGTTTCGCCGTGAAATCCAGCGCCGTTCCCAGCAGCCAGGAGCCGGCTGTGCCGGAAGCGCACACACCACCAGAGGCGTCCGGCGCGGTCCCCACTAGGCCAATCACTGCCGTAGAAATGGTCTGCACAGCAACCGTGCCTGTCGTCAGTTCAATGGTTTCAACACCATGCAATCCGGACATACATTTCTCCCATAAAAAAACCGCCCTTAAGGCGGTCAGATGATTAACTTCTTTTTCAGGTATTTTGTGGCTGCTCAGGCCAGCTAATATTGTTGTAAGTGGTCTTATCCGTAATAGCGCTGAAATCCATCGCCTGCAGCGATTTCGCGTAAATGCGGTACGCTTTCAGCTTCTCCCTGTCTTCGTCACTAATTAATCCCAGCAGCAGGTCTTTTTCCCACTCACTGGTGATGATGCTGACCTGTTTTAACAGGGCATCACGCTCGTCTTCCGCTTTAAGTTTGTAGTCGAAAACAAATTCATCATTGCGGTAAAACCAGTAACCCGGTGCGGTAATGCGGCGATTGGCGGTAATATCAGGAACTTCAATAACACTGGCGTTACGGGGTTCAATGCCTGTCACATCCTTACCGACCCACACCACGCGTCCGTCGCCGGTATAAACCATTTTTATGGTGTCACTGGCAAAATTCTCCTGTTCTTCATACCAGTTTTTGCCGTCTTCCGAAAAAAGCCAGGTGACATCATACTGTTTTGTCAGCTGATATTGTTCTGCGGTTTTCGGGTTACCCGCAGTAATATTTTTTAAATGCAACATTGTTAAACACTCGCCACGTTATACCAGGTACCGTTAATCAGTTTCTGAAGCGGTCGGTAATACACACCGCCGATGTTATCCGCCGAATTACTTCCGGTTTCCTGCACATTTATACCGGATAACCCGTGGCCTGAAGGTGAGCGAAATGTCCAGGATATCTGGTTACCTCCCGGGGTGTAATACATTTCGGAACCATAACGCACATCCTGCACGCCGCCTGTTTTGATCTGGTAACGGGCATCAAAGTTTCCGTAGTCTGACGGTGTTACCCGTCCTGTAACGTTTACAGCTTTATTACTCTGGATACTGCCACTCTGAAAACGCAACACATGCACGCTATTGGCATAAACATCCAGCAGGCCATCACCATTCTGTTTCAGGCCGGTATCGTTATCCCCGAAAGCAATTGAGTTACCGCCCAAGGCATTCTGAACGCCGATACCCAGCGCACCATTGACCTGCGAACCACCGCCAACAGACACTTTATGCGACATGGATATTTCACCCGTCCGCAGATTAATAGTGAACGGGCGAAGTGGACCAATATCGCCATTCTCGCCCTGACCTTCACTGGTAGGGATAAGGTGCAGGCACTCTTCCGAACGACGAAAAATCAGACCAAAGGCTTCGTTGAAAATCCTCAGCGCATTAACACCACGGATTTTCAGATCCCCGGTCATGGTGTCACCATCACGCTGAACGGCATTTTTTGCCTTGTCCACCGTGGGTTTTAATCCGAGGTTTTCAACAGCCTCATCCTTGTCTTCCACATCCGAAAAATTCTTTTTTCGTTGCAGATAGCGTCTGTCTCCGATTTCCTGAGTAATAATGGCCCTGTCCGGATCAACTTCCAGCACCACGTTTTGTGCGTGCGTCAGCCCAAGAACCAGCGTCAGAATAACTTCCTTGATAACAGAGTCCGTCTGGTCTGGTAAAAAGGTGTCCGGATAACGTCCGTACGCGATAAGCGTACCGCTGTCGCTAATTATACCCAGTTCACGAAGGGTTTTACCGGGGTATGATTTACAGTCAATCACAATATCCCCGCTGATGAAGCCCTCCTCCACCGCACCGTCGGAAAAGGGTTCCTGCCCGAATTCGCCGTACAATGATGTCATTGCTGCCATTTCATCCGGCGTGGATGGCAATGCCTGCCCGCCCCCGTCACCAAGCAGAACATGCCGGACGGTCACGGTTTGCCCGTTCTGATATGCTGCTTCAATTTCTGCAGTGCCGGACGTTGTCAGAATCAGTCCATTCATACTCCTGCCTCACTCTGCCCGTCAGTGGGCACTGTCTTTGTTATCACACCGTTACTTCTGATTTTTTCTGTCGCCATCACATAACCGTAACCGAATCCCCGCCCTGTGCTGTTCCCGTAAACGTGAATACTGAACCAGCTACGCAGATTTTTGGCACGGAGTACCGCATGCTTCAGATCCTGATGATCATTCATCAGCACCGGTAAATCCTTCTGCTCCACGTTCAGACGAAAGGTATACGGCTCCCCGGGTGGGGTCTGCTCATACCACTCAACAATCTGCGACCGGAAGGGACTGTCAGCCAGCGATGCCATCAGCGCCGCTTTAGTCCCTCTGTGGCGGTGGATGTAAGCAGCACGTTTTATCGCAGACTTTTTTTCCGTCTCCGTCCAGTGTTCATTCCAGGTATCCACCGCCATTTCCCAGGCCAGCCATGGCAGCAATTCAGCAGGACATAAATCGGGATTTTTCACATAGCGGATCAGGCAGACCGCTATATCTGACAGCATATCTCCAGCGACACAGTCCACCACCCGCTCTGCCCGGCTGGCACTGACCGGCAGTATGCTCCTGATATCGTCATTCATCGGTTGTCTCCACCTTATTCAGCGTTACCTTACGGCACCACGGTGCCTGCCCCATCTCAGGAACGATATCACTGGCCGGAGAGGTCAGATTCACCGTAATCACCCCGGTCTGGTGAAGGGCACCATCCATGCCGGAACGGGATGCCACCAAGCCAATCCGGTGGACGCTGTCCGTGTATGACTGCAACGCCTTGCGGGCATTTGCCATAACCAGTTCACCATCCAGTCCGTAGGGAATATGAATATCCGCCACCACATCGTAAGGAATAATTTCTGCCGCCCGGACACTGACAAAATCCGTCAGGGGACGGGTTTCATCATCACAGACGGATGCTGCCACCTTATCCAGCAGAGGTTGTGATGCAGTGCCATTTCCGGACCGGGATAACACATAAAGAAAAACCCGGCCTTCCTGCGAATGCGTTTCCGGCCCGTAAGCCTTCACATCCAGCACATCAGGATCGGCACTTTGTGCAAAATAGTGGTACGCATTTTTCGCGCCGGCGGTGCTGAGCCGTGCCCATGACAACTGGATGCGTTCGCGAAAGGCGTCATCATCTTCATACACCGCCGGTGTGGGCGGAATGGTGCTGTCGTCTGCCGGAGTAATGACCAGCCGCTGTACCTGATAATTCGCGCCAACCTGATCCAGATCGTTCCCACAAGCACTGGCAAGCAGTACAGCACGGACAGCATCATTTATCTGCTGGCGCATCAACGCCACCCGAAAAGCCAGCGCCTCTGCCCATTTATACGCGGGATCAGATTCCACCAGAGCCGAAAACAACGTATCCAGCTCCTGATACTTCGCCACTATCTGAGTGACCAGCACAGCGGTATCCGGCATTTCCACCGCATCCGGTACCGGTATCGCGGACAGATCAATGATTGCCTGAGACGTTGCCAATTTTTATCTCCTCGAGTCGAATCGTGCCCTGAGTTTCGTTATTCACCCCGACAAGCGTCAGCCACGCGCTTCCTTCTCCTGTCCACGTCACTTCCACCCGCCGGAGAGTCAGACGTGGTTCCCAGCGTTCAAGGGCGGTTACCGTTTCACGAACAATTCTCACCTGCGTGAAATCATCCTGTGGGTTATCAAGCAGACTGAAAAGTCTGCTGCCGTACTCCCTGAGCAGGACCCGACTGCCGACCGGTGTTGACAAAATATCGGTGACGGACTGGCGCAGATGTTCGTTACCGTGCAGATATCTGCCGGTTGCTGAATCAATACCAATCATGTTGTTTATTCCGGAAAAAGAACAGAAAGGAGATTACATTTGCTGGCCAGGCTGTCCGGTGCTGCCACCACTGTCGCCCCGGTGATTGTGACCGTTATAGACAATTCTGATTTGACTCATCGTTCCGAGATAATCAGAAACCTCACCACCGACCATCAGATCCGCCTTAACCACCGCCTCAGCATTCATGGTTGCTTTACCCTGTACGGTCAGGGTGTCAGTGACTTCTACCGGACCGTCCAGGGTTCCCCTGCCGGTAATTTTATAGCTACCGCCTTCAGCCAGCGTGATGGACAGGGCATTAGCCTGACGGTCGTAACGGATTTCCGTTCCGGTATCAAACAAAATAACATGTTCGTATTCACTGCCCTCAGGGACAGGAATGGCGTCAATATTGGCCCCCGGATACACCCGACCGTTACGCAGATCGCCCGCCTCCGATATCACTGTAACGGCATCTCCGGGAGCCGGGTAATTACTGACCTGCATGTAGCGCCCGGACTGTACCTGAATCCAGGGCAACGGAGGCGAAAGCACATCCCCGATATCCACCCGAACCATCACCGGGCTACCCGGGATCACCTCGTCCACCACGCCGCGACGGACCATGTCCGCCACCCTGCGGCGTAACTCCGCCACTTCATCTGCCAGACTCATCACCGGTGCCCTCCGATTTCCAGATAAGACGATAATCCTGCTCATGTCTCTTGCCAGTTTCCGGTACTTTACCCAGCCAGACTTCCTGTAACGGCGCACCTGCCGGAACCGCAAACGGATCTTCGCCGACCGGAATGTCCTGTTCAAAAGAGACACGGAAAACGATGTAGTCGTCCAGCAGCCGGTCGAAGGTATCCACCTCAGCATCGATAAAAACCGCCGGATCAACGTTATCCAGCCCGAACGTGGCTCCCTCAATCCAGTCAGATAAATCCATCGCCAGACAACGGGCAAAAATCTGCGGTTTTGGCACGTTTTCCGTCTTCCCGGCCCGGTCTGTCACCACAAACAGATCACATTTCAGCGTGACCCGCGTTTGCCCGTCAGCAAAATGAGCCTTGTCCCAGCCCGGTACATCCACAAACACAGCAGGCGTCACCAGTTGCGTCACTTTTTCCGGGTACTCATCGGCATCTTCCACCCAGGGAATTTGTTTCAGACTGTCAATCACCGCCTGATGCCAGGCGCCCATCATCAATGGCTCCATCACTCCAGCCCCTTAAATACCCGGAATTTCAGTTCATGCTCAAAATTTTTCAGGATCAGTGCTTCCGCATCCGGAAAAACAAAATCCTCGATACGGTTCAGCATGGCTTCATAAATATCAATTTCCGCTTCACGCACCCTCCGTCGTCCGGATGCCTGTCGGATCAGTATCGTTTTCCTTTTTGATATACGTCCGTTACGATTTTCCGCTTCGAACTGGTTGATAAAGGCATAATCCGTTGACCAGGTGGTGACAGACAGGGATTCCCCGGCAGGTTTAAAACGGATCTCCCGCGCCTTCCTGCGGCGGGAAGCAGGAGCAAAACGCCCCCTCTCATCGCGTAACTGATGGCGTTCGCCACGTCGTCCCCCACTGATGCGTCCGCGCAGATCGCGTACTTTGATGGCGTTCAGGCCAAACCACACCTTCGCCTCATCAAACTCATCACCGTTACGACGGATGACAAAATCATGCAGAACACGCTTTTTGATCATTTTCTGACTGCGTGGGGCAACCTGCTTTTTAAACTCTGCCATAGCCTTCATCCGCAGTGCGGACGAGGCTCTTTTCTGTGCCACGCCCCAGGCTTTACGGATCTGGCTTTTTGAACCACCCAGTTTAGCGATAATTTTCAGCACCTCATCTTCATCAATATCGACGACGAGGTTTCGTGCCAGCCGTCGCTGCCGGGCACTGCTTCGTTCATGTTCTCTGACTGCCATAACGTTTACTCGGTCGTTCCGGTGCAGCAGGTGTATTTCTCCCCGGCTCTCCACGCGCAAGGGTGATGGTAATCACCCCCTGACCCGCAGTGCCTGACTCATCCCAGCCGGGATCGACTACCTGATAGGGTTCGCCGTGGATCATGACCCTGTCATATTTTTTCAGACCGGCGGCCCATGCGCTCCGGGTAAATAACACGGGCGCAGTATCACGAATTTCGCCGCTGCCAGTGTTCATCCCGGTGTTATCTGCCGGGGCATCAAAAACGGCACGGATTCTTCTTTCCGTGCCGCCCGGATATATGCTGATTTCCGTCCCCATCGTATCCAGGATGATGTCATCCGCATCACTCATGGCCTGATCGAACAGATTATCAAACATCATCACTCCCGGATTTTTTCTGCCAGACCGTCCGCCAGCAACGCAGGAACTGCGGCTTCATTAACCAGCACAACACTGGAGGCCGGAGCGAATATCAACATTTTTCCCGTTACAGCATCACAGGCTGGCATATGCGCCGTTTTCAGCATTCGCACCCGAACGAGTCCCCGCTCAGAATGCATCCCGTCGCCGGATACGTCCTTGCCCACCTCTTCCGCCCCTGTATCCTCCGCATCGAAGCCAGCGGCCTCCTCTTCCCATTCCGCCAGGCGTTGCTCAAGATCGGCTTTTGAACCTGAAATATCTGCTTCACGCCCCAGAATCACTGCCAGTTCCTGCAGGCGTTCAGTCATCTGCTCTTTTGTCATCACATCTCTCCCGTGCGCTAAAGAAAAAGGCGGGAATATCCCGCCCCGTCTTATTTCACCTGAACCACCACAAACGCATCCGGATCCGGCAGCACCATCAACGGCGCAGACTGCGTCATGGTATATTCACAACCAGGATCACCCACTTCCTCCCAGTGTTTCGGATAACGAATCGCAGAGGTGATCCCTTCACTCTGCGCCTGATTATCCTGAATGGCACCATAGCAACGGACGCCTTCCGCCAGGGTATTTCCCAGAATCAGAGTACCTTCCGGCAGATAACGCTGTTCATCCCCGTTTTCGTCAACATACGTTGTCTTCGCCACCACGACAGCCAGATCGCCGTAATAGCCTTTAAAGGAAACCACGGAGCCCAGGTCTTTCAGTGCGGTTTCCAGCTCAGATTTGGAGCCACGACGTGTATCCAGTTTTTCACGGAACAGTTTAAAACCGTTGAGCATACGCCAGACTGTGCCATCCATAATCGCGATATTGATGGTGCCGGAAGCAAAATCGCAGTACGCATCCAGATCATGCGTCGGATCGAAGGTGTCAGCATTCTGCTGTGACCATTCACGTCCTCCAGCCTGCGTAATGTTATTGGCGGCAGAANGCCCAAAATCCACTTCCACCGTCTCAAACTGCTCACCGCTCATGGTGTACTTCCCCTGCAGAACGGCACTGACCGCCTGCATTTCTTCCACCTGCACAATCGCCTGCTCTTCCTGTTTCAGGTTATCGGTCAGAATACGCAGACGGCGGTAGGCAGGGTCATTAAGACGGGCCGGGNCTTCCCCCGGAAGACGTTCCACCGCCTGCTGATAATCCAGGCGGTGTTTTGGTTTTACATAGCCAGGACGTAACNCGCGGGTTTCACCACCGCGGCTGCGCAGCACTTTGCCTGACACTACCGGAGACACATACGCCGCAACCGGTATTTTGCCGGTAATTTTATCCAGCATGACCTCCTGAGTATGGAAAGTGATCGTGCGGCGAAAAAACAGCTCCAGAAACAGCGCACGGAATTTCACTTTCTGCTCGGTGTACCCGAGTAACTGACGCGTGGTAAATAACCCCATAATTTATTTTCCTTCAGAAACACAAACGGGCCGCATCGCGACCCGTTTTTCAGTTAATCACTTCACCATCAGACGTGGCTGATGGCACTTCCCACAAATGCGTTGGCTTTTTTCACCGCATCCACAGAGTCAGGCCAGACCAGCGACTCAGTGGCAAACGTACCGCTTTTGTAGTACGTCAGCGTGGGTTCTGTTCCGGTAAGCGTCAGAGCCAGCACCCCCACTGCCGTTCCGGCTTTCTGACCATCCCATGCCACCAGTTTACCGGTGGCGTCATCCAGCATCAGTGGCGTCAGTGCAGGCATGGCAGCACTGATACCACTGGTGGCTTTTGCGGTATGCGCCGGATCGTTTCCGGCAAAAATGTGCACATCCGCGCGCTTTTCCGTGGTGGTTTTAATCATTTTTCAGTCTCCTGATTTATCTGAATTCCGGATATCGCTTACGGCATACTCATCAGCAGGTCTTCCTCCCCGCGCCCGGCAGTTCCGCCACCGGAAACCGCACTGGCAGCATGCTGTGCCATAAAGCGATCAAAAAGTGTTTCCTGTGACTGTTGCGATGCCGCCGGCGCGGCTGCCAGCAGCGTTTTCGCCTGCGCCACCGTCATTCCTGGCTGTTCTGTCAGTGCCTGTGCAAGTTGTTCGCGCCCTTTCGCCTCCGGCAGCGCCATAATCTGATCGCCGACACTTGCAGAACCCGCAACCGGTGCCGCCGCCAGTAACGTTTTGGCCTGGTCAACGGTCATTCCCGGCTGTTCAGCCAGCGCCTGCGCGAGTTGTTCACGCCCTTTTGCTTCTGGTAATGCCATAATCTGATCGCCTGTGCCTGCAGCACCGGCAGCAGGGGCTGCCGCCAGAAACGCTTTCGCCTGCGCCACCGTCATCCCCGGTTGACCTGCCAGCATCTGTGCCAGTTGCTCACGCCCCTTTGCTTCCGGCAGCGCCATAATCTGATCACCTGTATTTGCCACACTGGCAGCAGGCACAGCAGCCAGGAACGCTTTCGCCTGCTCTACCGTCATTCCAGGCTGGCCTGCCAGCATTTGCGCCAGTTGCTCGCGCCCTTTCGCCTCCTGACAATTCAGGATCCCCATCACGCGCTGATTTTCCTGGGCCACCGCTTCAGCAACGGTGAGATTTTTAACAGTCATTGCATTCTCCTTCGTAACAGAGTCATTCAGTGCAGAAACCATCACTTCAACGGCATCTGCAGCATTAATCAGTTGATCAGCCAGGCCTGCATCAATGCCTGCCTGACCATCATAAACGGCAGCCTCGGTATTCATCACCGCCTCTGAACTCAGCCCCGTATAAAGCGCCACCTTGTCGACAAACATCCGGCGGGCCTCATCAATACGGCGCTGAAAATCTGCACGCACACCTGCCGGCAATGCCTGAATACTGTTGCCGTCAACCTTGTGCTGCCCGGAGTAAATCAGCGTGATATCCACCCCTTCCTGTGCCAGTTGTTTCTCGTAACTGGTGTGCGCCATCATCACGCCAATCGAACCAATTTTTGCCGTCTGCGTGACCAACCGATGCGTACAGGCTGCCGCCAGCAACATAGCGGCTGAACAGGCCATGTCATTACACAGCGCCCACACGGGCTTCTGTTCCCGCAGACGGTAAATCATGTCAGCACAGTCAAACGCCCCGGCAGCCTGACCGCCCGGGCTGTCGATATCCAGCAAAATGCCGCGCACATCCGGATCATTTACTGCCATCTGAAGGCGGGCCGTCAGGCCGTCATAACCTGTCATGCCGGAGTAAGGCCGCAGGGTACCCAGTTTATGCACCAGCGTGCCGCTCACCGGCAGAATGGCGATGCCATTCTTCACCTGGTAACTCTTTGCCGGACGCTGACCGCCTGCCATATAGTCAGTCACAGCCAGTTGCATACCATCAGCATCAAGCTGAACAGCCTGCTGAGGAACGGCAAGGCTGCCGGCCCCCATCTCTTTACCCAGCGCGCAAAAGAAAACCCGCGCATAGGCGGGTTCCAGTAAAAGCGGCTCATTAAATGCCATGGCGGCAATATGCGGTAAATTACGACGCATCACCTTTTTCTCCCGTTGTCGGTCGGATCTGCTGCTGAAACGTGTCCTTTATCCAGATGGGGCGGGGAAGACCCGCTGCCTGTCGCTCCTGGCTTTCACGCAGTTGCTGGCGGAAAATCTCCTGATAGTCATCGCCCATCAGGGCCAGCTCCTTCTCGTACGTGCTCAAGCCACCTTCAATACGCATCACCGCTTCCTGCACTTCCTTAAGACCATCAATTGCCATGCGACCGGCACCAATCCACTCGGCACGGCTCCAGCCTGAACGGGCCTCCCAGAATGAGAAGCGGGATTTCGGCGGGCGGATCACACCGCGAATAAGGGCTTCCTCCAGCCAGCAGGCAAACATCTGTGATGCCAGCCGGCTGGCCACAAATTTTCGTTTCCCCATAAAATACCGCCACGACTCATTGGCGGATTCCCTGGCACTGGAGTAACTGACCTGTGAATAATCACGGGAAAGCTGTTCATAGGACACCCCCAGTCCGGCAGCAATGTAACGTAACAGCGCCTTTTCCAGTTCAGAGAAACCATTATCCGCATTCTGCGCTGTCTGCAGATTCAGTGAATCCCCCGGATAAAGATGTGGAATACGGACCCCGCCCAGCTTTACCGTATTGGTGGCGTAATAACGCGCGTAGCCTTTCATAATGGTGTTCAGGGGATTTTTACCGCCATCTCCCACCCCCGCGATATATTCAAATGCTTTTTCCGAATCCAGCGTGGATTCAATCGTCGCGGCATACATCGCCCGCACCACCGCCGACTGCAGTTGCGTGGCCTGCAGTGTGTCGAGCATCTTGAGACGCTCCATGACAGAATAAAACTGGTTGGCCCCGCGCGTCTGCCCGTCCTCCTGCGGCTGAAACACATGGATCATTCCCGGTCGCCCGGAGGGCAGCGTCGCCGTAATCCGCGTCCAGTTGCTGACACCGTAAGCGGGCCAGTCATCTTCCTGANCATGGTAGGCCAGTGCTTTTCCGTACCGGTTGATTTCCACCCCGGCACGCATAAAACGATCGCCAGTACCATAACCGGGTGTACTGACACGTTTCGGGCTGATGGTTTTGAATTTCGTCCGGAATAATGACGTGGATTCCGTATCCCATACGGGCTGGACAAAAATTTCACCGTTAAACGTATGAACGCCCACCCCTTCACGAATGAATTCGGTAAACGAACGACGCCCTTCCACATCCATCGTGCCAAAAATCGGATCGCAGAATTCCATCCACGCAGCCTCAACATCTTCAATAAAGACATGTGAATCGGCTTCCGACATCCCCAGCCAGCGCCAGTTGGGCCGGTAACTCAGACGAAACATGTGTCCGACGATATGGTCTTTATGAATTTCCACAGCATTTGCGGCGATACCGTTGTTACGGACCAGATCATCCGCACGGGCGTTACCCAACTGAATGGAAGGTAAGAGCGCCACGTCGGCACTTTCCGGTGCAGGCAGCCATTCCGAAAGCTGCCCGCCAAATCCGGTACCCCCTCCGGAATATCCCATACTCTGCCGCAGTGGCTGCCCGTGAAGATCCACCAGTTCCCCGTTCACAGCCCCACTCCTGCCGGGCCGCGACGCCGTCCGGATACACCCAGCGCACTTTCCAGCTCTTCAATATACTGGCGTAGTTCACCAATCGTCGCCCGCGAATACTGAACCTGACGCCCGTCCTTGCTGACAGAAACCACAGCACGTCCGATCATCAGTTCATGTAATGCCCGGCGGGCATCACAAAGCATTTCATGCGTATAAACCATCCTTTATCCTCCACTCAGTGCAGCCGCGATTTCTTCCAGACTCATCTCATCGTCGTCCTGCTCATCTCTTCTGGCACGGGCCAGTGCTTCAAGATCCAGCTGCCACCGCTGAACTGAAATACGCAGGGCAGCATAGGCATATACCAGACAGTCGAGGGCTTCGTTGCGTCGCCCTTTTTTATCCCACAGCAGTTTCACCCTGCCATTAACCACCTTCTCCACCAGCTCTTCCGCCACGATCTGACGCGCCTCTTCTTCCGAAAAAATGTCGGGGTTATCCGGAAAACGGAAGGTATACGGGGCGGCTTCACTGGCAGAGCCCACTGGCAGGGCAAAACGGGCGTACAGCATTTCCTTGACGGTATCGGAGCCCACCTCACACAAAAATACACCACGCTGGTTGCGCTTTTTGGGCATGGTGATCACCGGCTTGCCGTACACCGATGCCCCTTTTATGGGAAGCACAAAAAAAGTGCCGTGCTTTCTGGAGCGCTGATACACAATGTCCGGGTCGATACCACCGGTATCCCAGCAGACACGGGAAATAGAGATTTCAGTACCATCAGCATGACGATATTTTTTCCGGATCACCGTATCAACACGTTTAAGGGTGTCCTCGTCTTCCGGTCGCCCCATGATAATTTGCTTATCAATCAGAAAGGCTTCTTCGCCGGGAGCCCAGCCCCAGACATAAATTTCATAGCGATCTTTCTGGGAGTCGATCCCGGCGGTCAGGTAAACCACCCGCAGAGGAACCTGCGCGTCATAGTGGCAGACTTTTTCCAGCAACAACTCAAAGCTCAGTTTTTCTGCCACGGCCTCTTCATAGGGCTCCCCGAGCGTGGTGTTAATAAACGTCTTGACGCCGTTCGGATCTTTCAGCGCATCCAGCCAGTCATAAATAATCTGTACCCAGGTGGTGAACGGACTATACGCCGTCCAGATGTGGAAAGTGACGGAGCGCGGTGGTGACCTCTCCTCATCATCGGCGCTGTAAAATGTAAGGCCATCACGCGTCCACATCCCGGTATTGTCACAAATCCAATGCCCGTCGGTCTGGTCAAGTTCCGACTGCCGGATCACACAGCCATTATGTTCACACAGGTAATACACCGTTTCCGGTTTACCCTTCTCCCATTTCAGGCCAAACGGCGTCGCATCATCGCCAAACTTCAGATACTGGGCCTTCCCGCAATGAGGGCAAGGGACATAAAACCGCATGAAATGCGCAGATTCATTCGCGGCTTTCTCAATCTGGCAGGAGCCTTTAATTTTTGGCGTTGAGCCGCGTATGGATTTAGGCCATACCGAGCCTTCGATACGTTTATCGCCAAGCAGCGTCGGCGAGCCTTCTTTTTCCACATCCGGTTCAAACGAGGAGAGTTCGTCATAGCAGACCACATCCACAGATTTTTCACGGTAGTTTTTAGCTGCGGCACCGCCCAGGCACCAGAACCCCACACCGGAGGAAAAACGCTTCAGAGTGAGCGTGTTGTCACGATGTTTTTTGCCCAGCCATGGAGACAACGCTTTAAGGCAGGGAACATCCCGCAATGTAGCTTCCACATGCGCTTTCATAAAATCTTCAGCTGCAGAATCTGTCGGCTGAAAAAGCAGACTGCTACGGGATTTATGCTCAATAAAATACCCGATCACGCCCAACAGCATTTTGGTATAACCCACGCGCGCTGATTTAATCAGATTAACAGTGCGGATCCGGTCATTACCCATGATGTTCATGATGGCAACCTGAAACGGCAGGGTCTTCCACTCTCCATCACCATATGACGACTCTTTAGGCAGATAATAATTTTGATCAGCCCATTCAACTGGCGTCACCGGCAGTGCCCTTATTAGTGGCTGTAATGCGGTTGTGACGGCGATCATCATATTATTCAGTTGTTGTCTGGATATATTCATCGAGTAACTCCGGCAATTTATCCCCTGCCCGCGCACACTGATTCGCTCCTTTTGCGATAAGGGTTTTCAGATAATCGATATGACGCGGGGTTAAATCCGGGAACTGTCGCTGCATGGATAAAGGAATGGAATCAAGCGTACTGGACAACGCCATCGCCAGTTTGCTGAGAGCGAAAACGCAGAACTCTGAATCGATGAGCTTACCTTCGGTTACCTGATTTTTAATTTTTTGAGCTACGGCCTGCTCTTCCGTCAGTTCAGTTCTGGCCCGGAGTAATCTTTCCTCCAGATCACTCCCGTCATCAGGTGCTCTCTGATTGTGCTGTCGTCGCTCGCGATCGATTTCCAGTACGGTTTTAACATCATAAAAAACTTCCCTTCCCCGACGCTCAACAGGAGGAACGCCCCATTTATCAAATGCCTGAACGGATATACCGATGGAGGAGGCCATATCGCTTTTATTCAATAAACAGGCCATCTCCTCTCCATAAGCCATCGATAAAAAACGATACAACAACCTTGTATTTTTACGAAACTATTTGATTTTATTGATATTTCATACATCAACCACATCAAAAAGCATCATCAGGTTGTTGTATTTATTTCTGTTTCTTCTTACTTATCAATGAGATATAACAAACAATTAAACAACAACCACCCCCTCAAAAAATCTCATAAATAGCGCGTTTTTGCGCGTCCACCGACCCCCGGTGTTTCGGATTCTGGAAAGGACCCGTAAAAATGAGAAAAAGTTATCATTTTAATAAATATCAGACTCAACAAACGCCCCCCATCGCTTCCGGTATATCCAGACGATTAGAACCTCATTATCCAGATGCTAAAATAACTAAACCATTACAACCTGATACGGAAAATAAAAATGCAAAACACTATTTCGAACGGGTTCCATAGACTGGGCATTCTGCTGGCTACACTGGTGTTCATCTTTGGTCTTTTATTTTCACCAACAGATACGCAAGGCTTCTCACTGCTTGATATATTGACTTCACTGACATGTGCCTTGCTGATATATGGTGTTCTCAGATTTGTCGGATGGGTCGTCAACGGATTCATAAAAAACAGCTAACACATTACAGCAGCCCCCTTCAGTGAGAGAGGACTGCTGTAATGCCTGTTACTCACGAATCAAACAAGCATGCTGACCGCTCATTTCAATAAGTGAGTATTGTGGTTTGCCGTCAATCAATACGGTGATCAACTTGACTCCTGTAGATTTCCACATAATTTTCCCGTGTTTTAATGCCCCTTCCCACCCGGGCAGTTGAGCACAGCTCTATTTGATTTGGCAAGATTTAGAATGAATAAGATAAAATTGGCACACGTAGCAGAACTCTACGCTTTCCGGATGCCGACGCGTCTTTTATTTTTCAGCAAAATATTCTGCTCTCACAGTCTATCAGTTCTGCATACACTGCTGGACACTGTCGACAATTTTGCAGACCTGTGAAGCTGTATCGAAAAGCTGGCGCGCTTTATCCAGGCTGACACATCCCACCAATAAAAAAGGCACCAGTATCGCTACCAGTGCCCATTTCTCCGCCGTTCGCGGCATTCTGTGTGTCCAGTGTTTTCGTGTCATATCACCACCAACGCACAGCCCAAATCAGAATAGCAACTGCTACAAGGCGAATTGCAAAGGCCGCAGCCCTTGTCAAATCAAGACTCGCGGGAGTTTCAACTTCTATGCCTTTCATAATGGACAACCTCAAAAAGAATCTTTTATACTTTCCCAAGAGGATTTTCTCCGTACTCACTGATCACAATTTCCTCTTTGGCGTGAAAACCAAAAATCCCGGACTGTTCCCGCAGCCGGGGTTTTGCTTTTTACCATCTGGCGCTATTGCCCGTGCTTGCGACTATCGTAACCCCAGAAAAGAACCTGCATGAGTTGAGGGTGTTCAGCACTTCAGTGTCAGTTTTTAAACCACCACGCGCTCTTTCATCCAGCCGTAGACAAACGACTCGTTAGCCTCGCGCTTCTCTGCCAACTCCAGATAGCGGTCACCCTGCGTACAGTTCAGCGCGGTCAGCATTACCAGCTCTCCATCCCTGCCACGATTTTGCAGATATGCCCGTAACGCATTGATGGTACGCGGTCCGATGCGTCCATCTGCATCCATATNCGGATACAGTTTCCCGCGCAGGTTGAAAACGTTCAGCCAGCGTTGAAGCATTTTTGACGCCACGGTTGGCCCCATGTTCACGCCCGTGTCACACAGCTCTGCGGCAATATCAGGAGACAGGCTGGCAATCTGGTCGAATCGTGGTCCGTACCAGTAGTCCGCTTCAAGTATTTCCAGCGCCTGAGCTCGTGTCAGGTTACACATATCACCCTGATATCCGTGCGCACGGGCAACTTTTTCAGTAATTCCCCANTTAGTCGGGCCACCTTTATCATCCGGGTGATTGACGTAACCGGCCTCTTTTCCCAGAACTTCGTCAAAAATTTCATCTTTCGACTTCATATCAGCGCCTTCGTAATACAAGGATTTTTGAAACGTTCCCGCGTGCGCAAATCACCAGCACGCAGAACAGCAGATTAAGCCCTACCGCCAGCCAGTTCGCCGCTAACGGGCGACCGCACAGATAGCTGAGTGGAACAAAGCCATAAAGCAGCATCAGCAGCCAGGCCAGCCATGACATCAGCGGTTTATGTCTGGAATCACGGCGACGATAAAAAAAGAGCGTCAGCACGATAACCGTGCATAACGCCACATTCAGCAATCCCGGAAGGTTACTTAACATTGCCGTCTCCTCCGCCACGCAGGCGTGAGAACAGACCGGACACCAGTGATGCGATATCCTGCTGGTGGATGAACGACAGAATCTTCACCGACACCACTGACACCAGTACTGCACACAATGCGTCGACAGGTGCACCGTCAAACTCTGTATGCTTTACCAGCCCGGATGCCAGAACCTCTGCGCCCAGCACGCCGATAATGAACGACACCAGAAAATGCGCCGCCACACGCCAGGCTGAAAGCGCCTGCGGCATCGTTGCCACAAATAACGCCCCGGCGAACGCACCAAACACAATCCCGAAATCCGTTCCGGTAAACAGCCCGAATACCGTCGCCCCACCAAGCGCCACAGCTGCGCCGGAACCGGATAAGGGTTCAGACATACTTTTTTCTCCTGTAAATAAAAAAGGGCCACCAGCGGCCCGTAAAAACTACGCCCCATTAAAAACACCGCAGATGCCTTTTATGGGGCGTTATTTGATGTGCGCAGGATATGTCGTGAAGAAATAAAATTAAGCTTATCTAAAATTATTATTAATCTGAAAATTTAAACCATTTATGATGCTTACTAATATAAGAACGCCTCCGAAAGGAGACAGATACTTATTATTCTTCATGGATTTTGTCCCGCGGTCTAAATCCAACAAACACGCTACGCCCCCCCTCTCGCAAATTGCTACCCAAGGTTCTTGTCCCACAAGCTTTCCAGAGTTCACATGCTTTTTAATCTGGTACAGGAATAAAAAAAACCGCCAAGTATGGCGGTTAGTCAACGCATGAGATAAACCATTTTTATTGTAATAAAAATCGAAGTGTCGGGTGCATCCTGAAATATCTATCCCTACAACAGATATTATGATTCCCCATGAAACCACCCTCGCACTGAGGAACACCTCTTTAGTGTTATTTACAACACCGGGATGATGCATCATCGGCCCTGCCAGGAAATATAAAATCTCCACCGATATTGCACCATCCCGGTATTGTAAAAAATCAGCACTGAGGCTACACCTGACCTAACATCATAGCCAGAAAGCAAAACGTCATTTAAAAACAACCTGCCCCCACGTAATAAAAAATACGCCAGTGCCACAATACAGTAAGGCTTGTTTCTCTGGAGCGGGCAGCGGGAATCGAACCCGCATCATCAGCTTGGAAGGCTGAGGTAATAGCCATTATACGATGCCCGCATATGGTGCCGACTACCGGAATCGAACTGGTGACCTACTGATTACAAGTCAGTTGCTCTACCTACTGAGCTAAGTCGGCACTGGACCGCCACCGGGGACTTGAACCCCGCACAATCAACTTAGAAGGTTGATGCTCTGTCCCGATGAGCTAGTGACGGCTGGTGGCCCTTGCTGGACTTGAACCAGCGACCTGGCGATTATGAGTCGCTCGCTCTCACCACTGAGCTAAAGGGCCTGCCCAACGCATCATTGCGCTGGTGCTGCGCCATAATAAGAATAATCCTGACGTTTTCAATAAAAATAGCGTCAATAACCGTAAATATCCGCATGTTTTTTTATTATTTCTGAAATCCAGAAATAACAACACATATATTTAATATTTATTTTTCACCTTACAGCCTGTCCAAATGACTCTTTTCGAAAAAGCCAGCAAGCTGAAAGCCCCGTATTAGCAACCACCAGAGCGTTTAACGTCCAGCACCACTTTTTAGGCATAAAAAAACCCGTTCGCCGACGGGTTTTAAGCTATGTGGCGAAGTAACCACTCTTAACATACTAACGTCCTTTTTGCGGACCGCACTAGTCATTTTTTTACTTTTTACAAGTCATCCATTTCAAGCCTGACTCCAAGCATTGAAATACATCCGTCAATAAACCCTTCAGCCATCTGTATCTCTATACGTATCAATTTTTCATCTTTTTTGCGAGTTCTTGCGAGTTTTCTTTTCGATATGCCATACAGGTAATGAGCCACTATCAAAGAATGCTCGTACGGTTTTCTCTTTTTAAGAAGAGCAAGACAGCTTTCAATAATTAATGCATCACTATCTGAACAAGCCTGACGTGTTTTGCTTGTATAGGGAAGAAGCCCTTTAAACCCAGCAGCTATAGGCGAATAGTCTACTCCAGAACTATCACTCGCCGCCCATGCTCCCCAACGCTCCAGAACCATCTGAATATTACGCATCAACTTTCTCCACAAACTCAGGCCAGCACGCCAATTGCCAGCGCACGATCGATAAAACGAAATATCAGCTCCAGCTGGGAGCCATACTTCTCTTCAAATGCCACGGTATCCGCATGCAGCTCGTCGTGATGCTTTCTGCACAAAGGCAACACAAAGAGGTCATGCGCTTTAGTACCCATTCCACCCTGACCGTGACTTATCAGGTGGTGGGGATCATCAGCAGGCTTACCACAACATGCACACGGCTGTGTCTTAACCCAGCGCGTGTACTTTTCGTTAACCCAGCGGCGACGTTTTGGGCGCAACATAAAAGNCTCCGGCGACTCCGGATCCACTTTCAGCGCCAGCACCTTTTTCGCNTTATCCTGGATGATGCTGGTGGCAGNAACCGAAGGCACAAGGTCACTTTCCCGGGTNACAGACGGCACAACAGGCTTCGGTAATCTCAGNGCCTTACGGGCTGCANTTTCCGNTAAGGCATCCGCCAGNTCATTACGAATCAGCCACCAGCACAGTTCNGGCATTGTCACAACGTGACTNTCNTCAAAACCGAGNTCCCGACGCACNACAGACAACACCCAGCGGGCACAGTTATCCGTTGCCATTGATTCCAGCCGTTCCGTGAACTGATCNCGCAGCTGGTTATCGCAGTGCCAGCACAGACGGATTGCGCCCNGAGCGTGTCGCATTGTGGTCATGTTCTCGCTGTGCCAGTNGGAATGAGGCCACTGNCAGCCNTTTTCACGAAGTAACCAGCTTTCAAGACATTCCACNCCACCAGCACGACGGATCACTGNCTCATTGCGGAACACGGCCCGAACGGCAGGATCATCCGCCAGCGGTTGTGATGCCGCCGGAACGGCACCACTGGCNAAAGATGAATAACGTTCCGGCTCAGGCTCCAGCAGGACACGCCCCTGCATAAACAGGGGCATCAGCTCTGAACCAGGCCTGAACAATACGATCCCCATACGCGGGGCAATTTCAGGGGTCAGTAGTGCTCTCACGGTCACCTCAGCGAACGGTATTGCATGAACGCAGAAGAAAAAATTCAGCCATCACGCAGTAAACTCCTTCACCAGTATTTCAAACTGGCTTACCTGGCCTTCCAGTTCCGCCACGCAATCCACCAGCTCATCCACCGCCTTTTGTGTGCGGTGTTTTGCCAGCAGCAGATCACGCAGCGCCGGAGTAAGCTGCTTGCGGAGCGTATCCTTTGCCACGCTCGTTTTTTCCATCTGTTCAGCACAACGAAGCATCTCCTGCGCCTGCCGACGAAGTTGTTCCGGTGAAACAGTGGTTGTTCTGTTATTCAAAATAAACGCTCCGTTTTACTGCCCGACATGCGGTTATTGCTGTATCTGCGCGGATTGCCCGGCGTCATGGGTGTGGAAAGAACCCGGGCACTCTCCTGGTCCACTGGCAGAAAATGTCCGTTATGAAAACGCCGGTAAATGGTCCCGAGCGTGCCATTACGCTGTTTCGTGATGTTGATTTCTGCTATGCCTCCGGCCTGCGTTTCCGGGTTGTATACCTCATCCCTGTAAAGCATCAGAATGATGTCGGCATCCGCCTCGATTTCCCCGGAGTTTTTCAGGTCCGAGTTCATGGGGCGTTTATTGGGTCTGGATTCCACGCCGCGGGAGAGCTGGCTCAGAGCAATCAGCGGAAAACCGCCGGATTTTGCCAGGCTTTTAAGTCCCTTTGAGATTTCCCCCACCGCAAGGTCGTGACGCCCCGTGCTGCGGGTTTTAATCAGGCCGAGGTAATCGACCACCACCAGCGCCGTTTCCGGGTGTTTGATCCGGTGGTGCTTCGTGGTTGCACATATCTCANCAATGGTCAGGTTTGCCTGGTCCACCATCCAGATATTACGCCCCGTCATTCGTCCCACACCCTGTGAGAAGCGTGCCCAGTCTTCGTCTTCAAAACGGGNAACAGACTTAAGACGGGATACCGGCATTCCACCGGCAGCAGACACCATACGTTCACCAATCTGGATGTTCGCCATCTCCATGGTGAACAGAAGCACGCCATGCCCCTGCTCAGTCACCTTGTCGATGATGTCCAGCGCCAGTTCGGTTTTCCCCATCGAAGGACGGGCAGCAATGAATACCAGGTCGCCAGGCTCCATCCCCCCTGTTTTTGCGTCCAGTTCATCAATACCGGTCATCAGCGTTCTGGATTTCTCCAGTCCCTGATTCCGGCATTCAACACGGTCGACCACTTCCGGAAGTACATCATCAATGTGAACAGGCTGAATGACGCCCTTTTCCATCGACAATGAGGCCATCATGTTTTGAGCATCCTTCAGAGCATCTTCAGCTGCTTCACAGGTATGCGCATCACGTAATTTCTGCAGCGCCTCATTCAGTGTTTTTTCTGCATCACGCAATGCGGCATTGCGCCGCAGCGCTGCAACATAGTGCTCCAGTGACGACTTCACCCAGGTTTTGCGCCCGGTATCAGTAATCACCGGGGCAAGTTCCGGCATCTCATTGCACAGCAGCACAGGATCAATCGCACCTGAAACACGGGCCTGTCTGCAGATGCCTGTGTAGATATCCCGATACGCTCGTACAGAAAAAACGTCCGCCGGTAGTGTGGCCAGAATATCCATCACTTCATGATCTGCCCCTCGCAGAAAAAACGCGCCAATGACAGCGCCTTCCAGGTCATCGTTACGCCAGACAGGAGAAGTCATGCAGCCACACCTCTGATACGAGAACGATAGCTGGGCCAGTTAAACGACAACCAGTTGCGTCCCCCGTCTGTGATCCTGTCGGCAATGCGGGGGCTGATGAATGCCCACAACTCTTCCGGTGAAAGGTTGCTGATCAGGATGGTGGGCAGGATGCTTTCGTACCGGGCATTGATAATTTCCTGCAAAATAGCCATTTCAGCCGCGCTGCCAAACTGAACGCCGACTTCGTCGATGATCAGCAAATCCATTGACGCATAATGCTCAATAACTTCATCCGCTGTTTTTTCGCTGTCATTTCGCCAGCAGTTTTTCACAGCACGGGTAAGGCGCATCACATCAGTAATCTCCACACTAGCCAGATGGTTACGGATGATGTGTTTTGCCATAGCCACAGCCAGATGATTTTTTCCAGTACCACAACTGCCTGTCAGAACAAGACTGGTACCGTTAGCCAGAACATCCTCCCAGCTCTCCGCATAGCGGCGGCAGGCAGCAAGATTTCTGGCTGCATCAGAGTTAATCTCCTGATAGTTTTCAAACTCACAGTCGCGAAACCTACAGGCAACACCAGCATTCTCAATCAGCACATCAGCTTTCATTGCAACCAGAGTCCGATGTGTCACATCCATTTCATCCACCAGACACTCCGGACAGCGGGAAATTTTTGAGGCAGCGCCCCCCTGCCGATCATCCCACACCAGTATATGCGTACGATATTTACCGTGTTTTTCGCAGCATCCAACTCCTTCAGATTCCCGACAGGCACGGTAAGGCCATGGCTTTTCGCCATTCTGAGCAAATGCAATCTCTGCCCGTAACTCATCCATTCGCGCCTGTAGTCTTGTTTGTTTCTCACGTTGGTCAATCGTCATCATCGCTGTCACCTCAGAATGTCAATTTGTTACTGGATTTACCGTATTTGTCAGACATGGCTCCCAGGCCAGCCAGGACATCGACCTGTCGCTGTCGCCCACCTCCGTGAGCGGCTGGCTGTTGCCAGTAATCTTCGAAGTGACGATCGGGTCCAAAGAACGTCGCAGCCTGCTTCACGAACTGTGTGCCGGTATTTCCTGTAGCGCGTACCCAGGCGGCATACCGCTTCACGCCATCAAGCATGGTCTCCGGTTTTATTCCCTCCCTGATACGGGCTTTCCAGGCTTTGAAGGCTGCTGACTTGGAATTGCCACCAGCACGTTTGGGATATTCCTGCCAGGCCTGTTCAAATTCCGGTGAATATTCCTGTCGGGCGGAACGCGCTGGTGCAGACGCGTCAGCGGATGCGNCAATAGTTGATTCATTGACTGGTTCTTTGACTGGTTCAAAAGAGTGACTGGTTCTGGGTGAATCTCCTGCACCACCCCCTGGTGCAACTCCTGCACCACCTGGTGAATTTGCTGCACTAGGTAGTGAATTATTTGCACTACCACCTGGTGAATCTTTTGCACCATCAAGACGAAGAAGATAAATATTGCTCGAGTTCCCTTTTTCACCTTTCCGGGAAACTTTTTTTACCAGTCCGGATTCACAAAGAGCCGTAATATGATTCATCACAGAACGTTTGCTAATCTCGCACTGATCAGCAATATGCTGATAGCTGGGCCAGCACTCGCCCTGATCGCTGGCATTATCAGCCAGCTTAATCAGAACCAGTTTTCGCAACGGATTTCCTACGCGAATTTTCATCGCTTTCACCATCAGCTCCATGCTCATAGAACACCTCCCTGGCGTTTAAACATTTTTCCGGACTGAAACGCCACCAGCGGGTAACTCAGGGTATAAGTACGCCCCTGCACCTGGCAGACAACCTTCTGACTTTCTGCATTGACCAGACAAACCCGCAGAACGTGACCGTTGCTGGTGGCAAACCACTGCCCCACGCGGGGGGGGCAACAGTTGTATCGGTGATACAGGGAATTAACGACGCGGCGAATCATGGGCGCACCTCCCATTGATTACGGCAGAAAGCGGTAAGATTCAGGCTGTTCTCTGCCTCATGGAATGCTTCAATGCAGCTCTCGTAGTACCGCATTGTGCGCAGACTTAACCCAAGCTGAAGCATCATCAGGCCATCAAGGGTGATGTAATAACCACGCAGGGAATCGCCATACACGTGGTAAGTACCCGGTATGAAATTACGGGAGAAGAATTCACGCGAGCAGTTCAGATACTCGATTTTGTCGACGATATTCTGATGCATGCGCTTGAAGTGGCAGGCAACATGCAGGGAGAAAATAACGGCCTTGCCGTTGACAACTTCAATTTTCAGGTATGGGGAAGTTGGGACTGTAGCCATGATGGCAGCCTCCTTGAGCAGTGAAAAACTTCCACCACCGGAGCTGCGAAACTCATGGGTGGTGAACTGAACAGGGTTCGCAGTACCGGCGCTCAAGGAAACCGGCGAGCCTTTCGGCTCCCCTGCCCAGCCCACCATAATTCTGGCGTGCGCGAGCATGAACNATAAAAAAGACGCTGGCGCGTCGTATATCGCCTCGAGCAATTCCGGGCTGCGACCCCCGGCACCCGCTTTATAAGGTGCGGAGACAGTGTAACGTCCCGAAATTGCAGAATCAATATTTGGTCTTGAAATGATCATATAGCTGCTGATATCTTTAGAACTGTTCTTGGATGTTTCGGAACCGTTTTATGCGAAACAGCTCCCCGTTATTGATGTTGAGTGAGCCGGGTTACTCCCGGCTTTTTTTTCACCGCTGCCAACCAATAACCTGAAATAACCCCATTTTCGGGTGATACCAGCGAGTCCCTCGCGGTTCTGCTTCCTCCATAACCCGATAAAAAGCAGCCATAAACGGTTCCACAGCAACAATTGCGCGACGTGACAACAATCCGTCCGGCGTCATGAACTCATGGGTGTCTGTAGGAATCTGATAGGCGTTCACCAGATTGCGGCATTTATCATCTGACAAACCGGTTTTTGCTTTCAGTTGGCGATATCCGGCATAGCCCTCACGAATAGTGCCCTTTTTAATTTGCTCGACTGTTTCAGCAACGTGGCTGACTTTTTCTTCCACCTGAGTGATCCGTTTCTGCTGACGAACTGCTTCAAGAGCCATCGCGGCAACCATTTCGATTTCGCTCATTGGCTTACGGATCTGTTCTTCCAGTTCGCGCCAGCGATCTACCAGGCGAGCAGTGAATTCAGGACAGAGCTGTGCGACGACAATGATGCTGTCGCGCTTACCTTGTTCTCCTTCAAACAGGTAATGCTCATATTGAACTTTAAAACCTAAGTTATTGATTCTTTCGGAAACCTCAATTTGAGGAGACCGGACAACGCCACCTTTGGCTAATGTTTCAATAGTGCGTTTCACATTGTCATGACGTTTACCCACCAGCTCTGCAATTTCAACGCTGGTCATGGATGCTTTGCCGTTAAAAATTGCGGTGTTCATTGTTGGTCTCCTGTGGGCTTGTCATCTTCTGTATTCGCTAGACTTGGGTGTGTATATGGAATGCTCGTATCCAGATGACAAAGAATGGCAACATCCTCCGGAACACCTCGCGTTTTCCACTTTCCAACACCTTGACTGCCACGAGGCCTTCCTTTCTTTGGGAACCTGCGACCAATAGCGGCATTGGTTTTAAATTGAATTTTTAATATTTCATAAAGGGTCATTCTTTAGTCTCACACCAGATACTTTGTTATCCAACGATGTTAACCACAGGAACCCAAAGTATCAAGAAATTCTGTTACTTTAGTATCAACAGCCATGAGAGGAGAAGAAAAATGAAGTCTTTAGGTGAACGTCTCATCAACGCACGGCAAAAAGCTGGGTTAACACAAGATGCGTTGGCTAAAAAAGCTGGGGTCACCAGAGTTGCAATCAGTAAAGCCGAGCAAGGCCTTACAAAAAGTTTCAACGGTGACACCCTTTTTAAAGTTGCAGCTGCACTGCAGTGTTCACCGCAGTGGCTTCAGAACGGAGATGAAAAAGATAAGCATTGGGAAAATAATGTTAAGAGCTGCCCACAGAGAGACACAGCATACTCTTACCCTGTAATTAACTGGGTTCAGGCAGGATTATTCGCAACTTCTGGTGATGACTACAACATGTATGATCAGGATAATTGGAGGCATTCTGTAAAATACGCTGGTGAGAGGGGGTTCTGGCTGGAAGTGCACGGAGACTCAATGACTTCGCCCGTAGGAATAACATTTCCTGAAGGAATGTCGATCCTTGTCAACCCAGATAAAGAAGTTTTTTCAGGGTGTTACGTCATCGCCAGAAAAAAATCTACCAATGAAGCAACATTCAAAAAATATATTTCTGAAATGGGAAAGGCGTTTCTAAAGCCCCTTAATCCACAATATCCAATCATAGAAATGGACAATGATTGCGAAATAGTAGGTGTTGTGGTTGATGCCAGGTGGGATATTTTCTAACCAGACACAAAACACAAAAAAGAAACCAAAGTATCAAAAATCACTTGCCACACCTTGATACCTTAGTTACCATAAAACAAAGTTCGTAACTGAGGTATCATCTCATGATCAATAAAGCTACAACTCTTGACTGTCTCGAAGAACTGAAAAACCTCGGCAGCCTCATTACACTAATAGCAAAAGCAACACCTGATGCTACGCTCTCTAGCGATATAGAGTCATGCGCAGGACTGGCATGGGATATGACAAATAGCATATCCAGAAAGCTATCGTCAGCAATGCTTTTACAGAACAAAAATTCTGCAATCAACAACCGTCTTCGCACCCAACGCGAAGCCTGCGGCTTAACAACCGCCGAACTCGCCAGGCTGCTCGATCTCGATGAAGAAATTATCATCCAGTGGGAGAGCGGAGAGTATGAACCAACTATCAGTATGCTTATCCCACTGGCAAATATTCTTGGCTGCGATCCGATGTGGCTGTTAACTGGCGAAACGGCAGCAAAGGATATCTGCGCATGAAAAACTGTGATGCTTACCATATTTGTCTCATTGGTGAATTGCTTGATTTCATACAAAAAAGCACTGCGCGCAATAATAAAAATATAACATATGGTGATCTGGTAATAATTTCAGAGGATATAAAGAGCATCGCTCTTAAATTCAAGAGCGACGCGAGTATTGATGACGCTATTTACGCTTATCTTGCGAAAATAATTGACGGATCCAAAATCCAGCCTCTGGATGAACCTCGTCAGTGAAAAACTCCTTTGATGAAGATGAGAACTGCTTCATAAACTTTACTTTATCTTCAGGTGAAACTACCTGACGAATTAATGCGGAGATAGCAACTTTGTGCCAAATTAATTCTTTTTTGAGTTCTGAAATCTCTTTTTCGAGTTGCTCTGCGTTAATCATTTATCCTCCATTGAGAGCTGAATTGAAAATGGGGACCAACACGCGGCTACGTGTGGTCGTGCGCCGGACACGGATAAGCATCCGGTAACTGATTATCAATCATTGCGGAAACAGTCTCAATATGAAAACACTTCTGAGACTCGCTATATAGCAGAACATATAAGTCAGCTGAGGAAGCCATGAAAAAGTTCGAAAACATAACTGTTCTCCATGTTGATGACTTTGATTATACAAACCCGGAACTTCTCCCGGAGGTTGTAAAGGCAATAGATGTTGCCGATATAGTGATTAGAGGAAAGAGAATTGTCAAAAACAGGCTCGCATGCACTTCAGAAGCAATGACAGAAACAACCTCACAGCAAGATAATTACGAAGGCATTTGTCTGGAGCCTGATTCATTTGCGGTAAATGTTTATCATTTATTGCATGCAACACAGGTATTACATATGTCCAGTAATCACGAAACGAAAACACTCGGCAGCGAAATTCTGAATTTTGCATGTGAGTATGCAAAAACTGCTGCCGAAAAAGAATTAGCGCAATAACAACAAATATGCTCTGAACGTTTATTGCGGTTTTATCGCCGGGGATTGTTACAATCTTAATCCACAGGAGGCTTATTATGACTTTTATAAAAAATATGGCATCACACAAGACCGCCTGTCTTATTGCACAATACGGTGAAAATTACATGCATATTGCCTGCTTATTTCTGCGTAAAGCATACGGGAAATAACAAATGACACATGAACCCATTAATACATATCGTCGCCGTATAGCTGTTGCAGCACTCCATCGAATAAAACGTAAAACAGGTGGTGATCTGCTTATTGTTGACCTTCTGGATGGGAACATTACGACCATAGAAATAACAGAACAGTTTATAAACCAGTTGCTGTTGCGCTTTGAAGACATTACCCGTGGTGAATTGGGTCGAGTGGAGGGTGAAACAGAATTCCGAACTGCATACCAGAATGCCATCGGGATTAATCAACATACTGAATACCAGGCTGAAACCGGAAAGTTAATTATAGACAACCTTTTACAAGAGGTTATTGATTACGCGAAAGAAAAATATATCAGCGGAGGAATTAACTGATGGCTAATTTATCCCCTGTATCTGTTGTGCACGAAAAAGTGCAGATCGTTATGACAATTGAAAATGGCCAGGTAACAGATGTCTGCAAAGTCCGCGATGGAGAGCTGATTGCCAGCATGGATACATTCATATGGCTGGCAGAAAGAGCGGGGTATCAGATAACAGCACCTGCTCAGGAGGAAACCAGTGACATTAACAGCAACGCGAATTCCTGAGTGGGTCCACCAGCAGGCGTTGCTGGTCCTGCGGCGGTACAGATGCCGACGTATATTCCCGCATCGGATACAGCGCAACGGATATCTCAGTCTGAAGGTTAACCGTCGCTGGCGGCTGTTATCGAAAGACGACGGCCGGAACTGGGAAGTAATGAGTCATGAACGTTATTCGGGAGAAATAAAGAAATGATCGACAACCGCACCACCAGCGCCATTGGCCAGGCATTACAGAAACATGATACACCCGTCGGCCCGTTATTTTTTGTAACACATCACGGAAGAACAAAAAAATGCCTCACTCGAAAAACGGCAATTCGTTACCTGGCATTCTTTATGACCACCCGCGCTTTTGAACGTTCAGGATTCCGACAACGCCATCCTGACAAGCGTTTTATCTTCAACGGGAATGAAATATGGAAACGTGGAGAATCAACCACAGAGTACACCCGCGCACACCAGCGAACAATCAGACGACTGCGCAGACTCATCGCCAGGAAACAGTATACAGAAAAATGGTTCAGAAAATATGACACATGGAGCGCCGGATATTACGAACTGATGGCAACAAAACCATTCTGACGTAAACGAAATTAACCATGACGCAATTAAATAAGGCAAGCTGAATACAGCAGGAGGACCATGAACATTTATTTCAGAATAGTTATATCACTGGCAATTATCGCATGTATTTACGGATTGCTCGTCCCGTTTCTGATATCAATGAAGGATACGGTAGCGGTGATTTCTGGCTTTGCACTGACGTTTCTAACCCCGCCATGTATTTATACCATTTATAAGGGGCTTTCTTTCACTAAGGATAAAAGATGAAAAAAATTATTTTTTCTTTAGCCATTGTTCTGCCTGCCATTGGCCTTGTCGGTTGTGATCGTGTTGAGCCTGGTAATGTGGGCATCAAAGTCAACAAACTTGGCGACGACAAAGGCGTCGGTGAAGTGGTCGGTGTTGGTCGCTACTGGACAGGCTGGAACACTGAAGTTTATATCTTCCCGACCTTTAAGCAGATGAAGACCTACGATGATCCATTCAGTTTCCAGATGAGCGATGGAACAACCATTGGTTACCACATCGGAGTAGCCTACAAGGTTGATCCATCCAAAGTTACCACAGTCTTTCAGACCTACCGCAAAGGCGTGGACGACATTACCGACACCGACCTGCGCCAGAAGATAGCCGACGCACTCAACCGACTGGCCAGCAAAATGACCACCGACAAATTTATCGACGGCGGCAAGTCTGAGCTGCTGGATGCAGCTCTTAAAGACATTCAGGAAGAAATGACGCCCATCGGTATTCAGGTAATAAGCCTCTCATATGTGGGTAAGCCGGAGTACCCGCCTACTGTTATCGACAGCATTAATGCCAAAGTCACGGCGAACCAGAAAACTCTGCAACGCGAGCAGGAAGTAAAACAGCGCGAAGCGGAAGCCAACATGTTGCGCGCGGAAGCTGCCGGACAGGCTGATGCGATTCGCACAAAAGCCCAGGCTGAAGCCGATGCTATTCGTTTACGCGGTGAAGCTCTGCGTCAGAACCCCGGTGTTATGGAGCTGGAAGCCATCAATAAATGGAACGGCACGCTGCCGCAATACATGACCAGCGGTGCCAATACACCATTTATCCAGGTTAAATAACTTAATATGCCCGGCAGGCCGTCGGGCTAAGGGAAAAGCAGATGAACACTCATAATACTCAACCGCAAATAATGAACTATGACCCAAATCTGACGTCATGCGGACGCATGGCGAAACAAACCATTCGATTAACTTTCGGGCTATGGGAATACCGCGAAACATTCGAAGTCACTGTTGGTGGCAACCTGACCGGACTCGATGTTATCAGTTGCGCTATTGAAAGCCTGTACGCAACACTGCCTTATGAAGAAGTCGAGGATGAGCGTACAGGGGAAACGGATATCATGGCCACCATTAATATTGGCGAACTGATATGTCAGGATGAAGACCTGTCCGGAGAACTCTGGCTTGCCGGGATGCTTATCTCAGCAGAAATTATCAGTATTGAACCCGCTACAAACATACGGCTCTGAAGTTCTCACTATTCAGAGAGCAGGAGAAAAAATGTTCGCTTTGATTAATCAGGGACAACTGTATACCGACAGTGCCGGTTACCCGGTAATAATTATTCGCTGCATAAACAACACTGTGTTGTACAGAAGAATTGATGGGCGAACACAGTCAGTAAAAATAAACGATTTCAATGAACTGTTTGAACGGATTGATCACCAGGAATACCGACAAATTCTGGCAGAAACAGAGCAGGAAGCTCATCTGAAAAAATTACGGGCCATGAAAAGGAAGTAAAGAATGAATAAAGCGTTTGAGCTATGGGTGCGCCAGCGTTACGGCAATCGCTATGACCTGACGCGAGATGTTGACGGCTTCTACTGTCGTGAAATTGTGAAACGAATGTTTGAAGTGTGGTGCCACTGCCGTGGGCTGAGTGTTGTGTGAGGTAATGCATGGGCAATGTGATTCAACTGGCTCCCAATGAATGGGTTTGTGAAAGCGTTCTTATCGCAATTACCGGGCTCAAACCAGGCACAATTCTTCGGGCCCGGAAAGAATGCTGGATGGTTGGAAGAGAGTATATTCACGTATCACCAGACGGTAATCCAAAGCCTTCCAGTGAATGTATGTATAACAGAAAAGCAATAGATGCCTGGGTCGCCTCAATGAAAAACAAACAACCCAGGTGATTTAATATCATGAAATATGTAAGCTCGTATCGCTCTTGGGCGTCTGGAGGTATCAATGGATAAAGTCAAATATCCAACAGGCGTCGAAAACCACGGCGGCACATTACGCATCTGGTTTAATTTTAAAGGTAAACGTGTCAGGGAAAATCTTGGTGTCCCTGACACTGCCAAGAACAGGAAGATCGCCGGGGAACTGAGGACATCGGTATGTTTTGCCATCCGCACAGGAAGCTTTGATTATGCTGCACAGTTCCCTGACTCCCCCAACCTTCAGGCTTTTGGGGTAAGTAAAAAAGAAATTACGGTGAAGGAACTTGAAGAAAAGTGGCTGGATCTGAAACGAATGGAAATCTCTGCAAATGCATTCAATCGCTATGAATCCGTTGCAAGAACGATGGTTCCGAAAATTGGAGGCAGCAGACTGGTGTCATCGGTAACCAAAGAGGAATTGCTGTATATCAGGAAAGATTTACTGACCGGGTATCAGAATTCAACGAAAAACAAAGCAGCAGCAAAAGGACGGAGCGTCGTTACTGTAAATTATTACATGACAACTATCGCTGGAATGTTTCAGTTTGCTGCAGATCACGGTTACTTAGAAGCAAATCCCTTCCAGGGAATTAAGCCTCTTAAAAGAGCCAGGGCAGAGCCAGATCCGCTAACTCGTGACGAATTTATTCGCCTGATAGATGCTTGCCGACATCAGCAGACGAAAAACCTGTGGTCATTGGCTGTGTACACAGGAATGCGTCACGGTGAACTGGTCTCCCTGGCCTGGGAAGATATCGATCTGAAAGCAGGAACTATTACTATCAGGCGCAATTATACGAAACTCAGTGAGTTCACTCTACCTAAAACTGAAGCAAGTACAAACAGGGTTGTGCATCTTATCCAGCCCGCTATCAGTGTCCTGAAAAATCAGGCTGAAATGACAAGACTGGGTAAGCAGCACCACATCAAGGTTCAACTACGTGAATATGGGCGCTCAGTGAATCATGAATGTACTTTCGTATTTAACCCCCAGGTGGTTAGAAAAAGCAAACAGGTCGGTTTTATCTACAAGGTAGATTCTATTGGCGACTCATGGGAAACAGCCGTTAAGCGTGCGGGCATCAGGCACCGGAAAGCATACCAGTCACGACACACTTATGCGTGCTGGTCATTATCTGCCGGAGCAAACCCAAGCTTCATTGCCAGCCAGATGGGCCATGCAAGTGCCCAGATGGTATTCAATGTATACGGAGCATGGATGACTGACAGTAATGCAGAACAGATCGCAATGCTGAATCAGAAGCTGGCAGATTATGTCCCAATGATGTCCCATGGTCACCAAAGTGACACAAGAGACTTATTAAAATCAGTGGGTTAGCCTTCAATACCCGTCATATTAACTGCGTGGAGGGCAACACCACGCTTTACGCCCTGCCGAAACCCGAGGTTGTCCTGCGCTGGCGTGAACAGACCACAGATGACTTCCGCTTCTGTTTTAAGTTTCCGGCGACCATTTCGCATCAGGCAGCATTACGACATTGCGATGATTTAGTGACTGAATTTTTGACCCGCA